CACCCGTAGCATGAGTATATGTAATGATATAAGGATCACAATCGTTCCCATGATAAACTATATAAGTCTTACCATTGTAATAAATCCCTGATTCTGACATTAAAGGATGCACACCATAATCGGCTAATTCATGGTTGAAAAAATTAGCATTACTTGAATCTTCTAATTTATATCCTGCTAATAGTTTTGTATTTGCATTTGTGTAATCAAAATCCACATTTGAATAAGGACTGTATTGAACTCCTTTATAAAGTCTTGCCCTCCAATAATAAAGAGTATTTACTGATAATCCAGTGACCGGATATGTGCCTGTAAGAGAAGTTCCATGTATGGAATAAATAATTCCGTCAGTTGAATATTCCCATGAAATACCGTCATAACCAGTACCGACAATCACTGCTATAATTGTTTGTGTGGTAGTACCCGTTGGGACAATGGTTAATGCTGAAATATATCGTGTCGCCCACCAGGCTGACCAGTTGAAAGATTCCACAATACTCCCCCTCACTCCTTTTTGGGTTATCGAGCCAGCGACTCCCTTTTGTGATATGGTTCCGTAAATCCTGCCCATCAGCTTGGATCTTCCTCCTGAGTTGGTTCAATGATAAAAAGCCCTGAGCTGGGTGTATATACATGATCGCTCTCGTCCCAGATCTTCGTCTCAAAGTAATACGTCCCGACGGTATATGCCTTACTGGATTCGTTCACCAGGTCATAGGTTATGTCCAGCTCGTCAATGTCGCCGTTGATAGTGTCCAGTTCCGTCCCTTCCTCGTCATAGATATACATCTTGGCCGTGTACCCGCTGAGCGATGTTAGGTTCGTGATAGTCTCGGTGAAGGTGTCCGCATCGCCTTTTTTTATTGTTAATGTCTGTCCTGCCATGTCTGTATGTTATTTCATTCTACAATTTCTATTAGATCAATATCCCAGTGCCGGTTTTTCATGTCAAAGATTCCCTTGTTGAAAGCGAATACCCGGTTATTGCCTCCTGTCTGGTTCAGGTCATCTTCAAAGCACCCGATCACATCGACATGAGGATCCGTATCATTAACATCAAGGTCATAAACCGGGAATCCTGCGAGCATCTGTCTTGGTCTTGCCATCTGCACTCCCTGCTCTGCCCCCGTGATCTGAAGCAAAGCCTCCCCTTCAGCATTTCCCCTGGTGTGCCATGTGGCTGTTGGCTGTTCATCGAATGTCGCCTCTTTTGTTACGGCGTCACAGAGGATATCGGCTGTACCGCTGGCCCCTGTCAGGGTTACCGTGTCTATCTGAGCTACTGCTACCCTGTTTGCCTGAGTGTCTTCTTTTGATCCTGTGAGGTTTCCTGAGACATTCACGATGGTTGTATTCCCTGAGAAGGGTGTTCCTGTTACCTTGGCTTCAAAGATCATGCTCATATTAAGGCCGGCGAAAAGGATCACTCCGGCAGCGTCAAAGGCTGCTGCCCAGGCAGTTTCAAAGTTCGAGCATGTAGTCGCTATGTCAAAGTCAAAGGTTGCCAGCCTTGTCACTCCGTTGCATGTTATATTTGCCGTCCCCCCGGTTCCTGTTATTGTCACGGTGTCTATCTCTGTCTGTGCGGTCACATTCGCCTGGGTGTTCGCTACCGATCCGTCAAGGTCGCCTGATTTGTCGGTTATAGTAGTGGCCCCTGTGAACGCTACGCCCGGAGTGTTTGAAGTGAATATTATATCCTCCCCGTCTGAAGTGACGACCACTCCCCCTACCAGGTAAGTGGCTGCCCAATCTGTCACAAATTTGGCAGCGACCTTCGTGCGCGTTGCAAGACTTCTGGATAGGGATCCGGCAAACTGGTTCAAGATATTATCTATCCCGGTGTCGGAGACATCTCCATTAAGGTAGTCATCGGCCTTTTCGATGCCATTCAATGCATTTGTTATAATATATTCCTTTAGCATTACCTCTACCGGCTTATAAATAAGGCCGTATAATTCATTCCACTTCACGGATTCAGCGGACTGCCTTTCCCGTCTGATAAGTTTTCCTGATGCGCTCTTCTGGTATTGCCTTGCTGCAAAGGAGCTGCAATAAAATTTCATGTATTTATAGCAGTTATAAACATCCCCGTAAATCTGGGCCATAACTTTCACTTCAATATCCCCGTTCTGGGGTATGCCGACGACTTCTCTGATATATTCAAACCATCCGGCCCATCCGTCCGGGACCGTTGCTGAGCCGAGCACGTCCACGGGCAGGATGCTTATGCTGGTAGGAGTCAGCGTCCATTCTGCAGTCGTATCGTCAACTTCAGAGAGGTAATAAGCTCCGCATGTTATCTGAACTAAAATATTAGAAGCTGTCACTCCGGATCCGGAGTCATTAAACCATCCAAATTCAAAAGATAAAACAAATTTATCTATAGTGCTGTAAATTGCCAGAGTCCTTATCTGGCTTATCCCTGCCGGATCATATGGGTCCACCGTATTAATGGCGAGCCCCTGTTTTTCGTTTACGAGCAGTTCGCTGATATGGAGCATATTCAGATCAGCAGAATTGATCTTATCCCATCCGTCCATGGTATCCGTGGCTCCATCAAAATCTTCCGGGAGAAAATCCCATTTTGAGAACCAGCTCTCCTTATGTCCATAGTCCAGGGTAAGTGTCAGCTTCTTTGCCGGTGGTATTAGCATCATAGCTCCCCCATTGTGATCTCTCAGGTCTGCCGTAGCGGATGTGGAACGGAGCAATTTGGCGACTGATGATATTGAGGATCCGCTCTTTGTGGTTGCAGCTGTGAAAGTCCTGTAATATGTTGTATCTGCCATTTCTGTGGGGCGGTAAATAAAAAACTCACCTCCCCGCTGCCTGATCAGGGCGTTCCACTTATTTAAAAGCTTCTCAAGCACTTCATAGCAATACATATCATCAAAGATGCTGACATCGATTTTCTCCTGGTCCAGGGGTGAGTCCCCGGTGTCGTCATCCATGTTATCTTCATAGATATTGATGATCTCCGTGAACTGTGTCGCTCCTATTTTGGCGAGTATGTCCAGCAGGATCTGGCTTTCATATTTCCTTCCGGTATAGGGAGTTCCGGCATTGTCATATTTGATGTTCTTTAAGGCTCCGAGTCCGCAGATGGCTGTGATTGTCACCTCGTATGGAAAGTCATTATAAGGCTCCGAGTAACTCATCGGGAGGACATAACCCCTGAAATAAAGGGTGCTCCCATAATAAATTGATACCCTGACTTCCAGGTCTTCAAGTGTATAAAAATCAACATATTGAAATGAAGATGTTGCCATTACCCTTAGCGTGGCCTTTGTGCCCCGGACCGGATTTTCAAAAAGGTCATCAGCATTTGCAAGGGGCTCATAGGTAGCGGGATCACCTGATGCGGTCATGGCTGTCTCGCCACTGCCTCCGTCCCATTCAAAGTCCCACTTCCAAATAAGCCCTGCCTTGTCTGCAAATTCACAACGATATTTCGTTCCCCATGCCATCAGGTATCCTGGTTTATTTCATTTGCATATCTGCGATTGCTCCAGTAAATATCTCTTCCGACAAGCTTGCCCTCGATTATGATTTTAATATTCTGGGAAGCCATTGCAGCCGAATATCCTCCTCCTGCAGCTCCCGTGGCTACAGATTTCCCACCTCCGGAGAGGAGCCCCTTAATGGCCCCGGCTGCTACCAGCATAGCTGCTCCTGCAGCGATAGCTAAGACCGGGTTCATTGTTGCCAGTGACTTTACAAATGCCTCCATACCCAGCCCCATGGTTATCAGGAGTTTGCCAAATTGGGAGAGGAAATTTGCAAGGCCCATTAATAAGTTTTTTCCTATATCTTTCACATTGCCTCCTGCCAGGGCTTCTCCCAGGGCCTCGACGACCTGGGCACCCAGGTCCATGGCCATATCCCTGGCAGCAGTCAGGACCTCCTCCATCTTTGTCATTTCCCTTTCAAGGGCTATATTGGCTTCCCGGATTCCTGTATCTCCGAATAGTAATTCAGATCCTTTCGTCTTTCCTTTTGCGGTATATATGCTGGTAAGTTCTTCATGAGCTCCTGCAGCACTTGGTATTTTCAATTGCCCTGTGGGTACTGTGAATGGTTTTTCCCTTGTTATAATATCTCCTGCGGATCCCGGAGGGGGCTTATAGGCAAGGTGTCTGTCAATCTCCAGTATTTGCTTATCAAGATCATCCAATTCCTTGATTATACCGATTATATCCCTTCTCCTTTCTCTGGCCTCCTTATTGTATTTTGCCAATCCCTCAAGAGCATCATTCTCTGCCTGCAGTTCCTGTCCTTTCAGCTCTAATATATCCTTTTCTGTCTCGAGCCGTGTCTTCTCAGCCATGAGCTGCTCTTTGGTCATCGCTTCAAAGGGACTGGTACGCTTCTCGTTGATTTTTTCGATTGTTGTCTTTAATGTATGTAGCAGTTTCTGGAAGGTTTCATTCTGTACTATGGCCTTCCCTATGGTCTCCATCAAATCGCTCCATGCGTTCTTAAGCTGTGTGAGAGCTCCCAATCCTACCAATGCTGCAGCCTGGGCCTGGCCTCCTACCTGTTCATTCAATCCCGCGATGGCTGACTCAAGACGTTTTGAGCTCCCGACGGCTCCCTCGATTGTTATTCCATACCTGGAGAGTGCATTTGTCGATGATCCCACGGATTTGGCTACCATATCTGCAGCCGTGACAACATTGCCCTCAAATTTGGCCTGGGCCAGGTCCTGAACCAGGGGCAGAAGCCTCTTTATTGCTATTTCATCCTGACCGAGCAACATAGCCAGCCTGGCAGCTGCTTCAATCGTTGCTTCGTCACCGAAGAGAGTAATCTTCTGTAATTCCGAGGCTTGTTTGATAATTGATTTCTGTATGTCTTCTCTACCCTTCAGGGCTATCAGCAGGGATTGCTCTGCCTTTGCCTGGACGTCAAAAAGCTCGGTTACTTTCTTTGCGAATTTTATCAGTATTCCCACAGAAAAGGCTGCAGCGATGAAACCTCCTATCTTGGATGCCCAGCCTCCTACGGATGACTTTGTCTTTTTCAGCGTCCCATCCAGGTGAGTGCTGTCACCCTTGATCTTTACTATTAAATTACTTAACCATCCCATCTCTTAGTTTTTCAAATATCTTCAGATCTTTTTCAGTAACCTTCGGTATTTTCTCTTTTTCCTTTTTTACTATCTGCTCATCAATGCTCAACTTCATTATATCAGTCTTCTTTCGTGGCTTGCACTCTTCTTTGAAAAATGGAGCCCATTGTATTATGGTCCAGATTATCTCCCTGGCCATCAATGCCGAATTTCTCTCCCAGTTTCGCCAGTATCCTCTTGTCGCCTCATTAAATTCATCAACCGTTGCATGGAGGTATCTATCCCTTGACCATCCCAGCTCTCCAAATGCGAAAGAACGGACCTCCTTAAAGGTCAGCCTGGTCTTTTGGCTGCCCCTTTTTTTTTAACAGAAGCTTTCGTTATCTCTCCGAAAAGAGTGGTTATCATTATAAGTAATTCTTTCTGAGAGGATTGGCTCAGATATTCCTTCCATACGGCAGCTTCCTTAATGGTATATTTTGGTTTCTTATAACGATCCTTGCAAGCCATAATATAGCCCTGGTATAAAAGCTGCAGAGTAAAGTCGTGATTATTCTTTTTGATTGCTTCCGCTATCTGCCAGAACTCTATGGAGAGGGCTCTGCATACTGATTCCAGGGTTCCCAGGTTGAGGACCATTGGCACTTCCTTCTCATAAAAGCCGAAGGCAAATATTCTCTTAAAGGCTAACTTCATACTTTGAAAATATAAATTGGTGAGGTCGTCCATCTGGCAGCACCGGTGTTGTATAGCATAGCGACGACTGTCTCCGATGCTGTCGCTGTTAATGTAATTATATTAAGTCCCGGAGCCAATGCTTCTACGTTGGTTTTAAAGTCATCGCCTACCTTAAACAATCCGATACTGGGAACCTGATCGGAGATAAGCCTGAGAAAAGTTACCACCTTAAAGACATCGCCATCAGTGATTGCAAATGTATTGCTTCTTGCATCAGCTTCGCCGGCCAGATTTATTGCATCAGTGATAGTCGTTCCTGAATGAGAAAAAGTATCATAATCCGTACTTGTACCATCGGGGTCTGTCAGTAGATTCGCATATTTCCCTGCCGGCAGCGATGCCAATACATATAATTCTCCCTTGACTTTCAGACTTCCCGCTAATGTCATGGCTCCTTCCGCAGGGGATCCTATCTTCAGCGAGGACATATCTACCTCCCCTACCATCGGATAGTCCAGTCCCAGTATCTCTAACAGCATAGATTCCCTGTTGATAATGTAATCCATGAGATCCTTTGCTCCCATGACTGCCGGAGTGTCTGAAAGTTTTCCTGTTGAAAACAAAGCATCAAAGTCAATCCCTGCACTTAGCATTCCGTTAATATGTCTTGCCCATCCTGCTGACTCTTTATTTGTGGCATCCGGGAGGTCCTGCTCTACCGAAATAGATAAGCCCTTCTGCATTGCCACCAGTACGCCCTCAGAATAGAGCAGTAAACTTGTACCGTTTATTGCACTCATCTTTTTATTTATTAATTATTACGCTGCAAACACTGCCAGTGGTGCATTCCCCACTATTGATCCCGAGAAAGTCATCGGTCCTTCCATCGGTGCATCAATCTTTATGTTCTTGAATGTCCCCAGCCCCGACCATCCGGGAGTCGCTGTACCCATGATCGCCGGAATAAAGGCCATCGTGGTGTCTGCACTCCGGGCTATGATTGCTGCCAGTATCTCTGTAGGGGTTACTTCTGTGGCTATCGTGCCGACATCAAATACTCCATCAAAGTCTATTGACCAGTCACGAATGCCGTCAATGTGTTTCGCCCATCCCGCTGATTCCTTTGTCGTGCAATCCGGTAAATCTACATTTACATTCAGTGATGCATTTTTACAGTGGAATAGCCTCTCTGTTGCTGCCATAGCTCCCGGAGTTGCTCCGGAGAAAGCTGCATAAAGTGTCCCATTAATTGCT